ATGTGACTTAGATGGATTGTATTCTACTCAGTGTCCTAACTATTGGGATGATTTGTTTGATTATGAGTGTTCTTTAGACTCGCAGTATTCGCCAGCTTGTGCTGGATATATGGTCGAAACTTTTGTCGAAGACACTTATTACGAAGAAGACATGTACGGTTATGAAACCTATGAAGAAGACCAGTATGGATATATTGATCCGTATGAAGAAGAAATTTATTTTTTTGAAGAAGACCCTGTATACACTACTGAGCTACAAGGGATAGAGCAGTATGAAGATGAGTTTTATTTTGAAGAACCCTATTACGAAGAAGAACTGTATTACGAAGAAACACTTTATTTTGAAGAAGAATACCTTGAGCCTTTTGTGGAAGAATTTGATGTGCTTTCTGAAGAAACTTTAATTCTTTTACCTTATGTCGAAGAAGAACCGTATATTGAACAGATATATGAAGAAATATTATTAGTCGAGGAATACTATGAAACAACCTACGACCTTCCTGTGCTAGAAGATATTTTAGTAGACCATTTCGAGCACGAAGAACATTTAGAAGAATACTTAGAAGAAGAGCCGATTGAATTTTTAGAATTCGAAACCATAGAAGAGCTAGAGGAGTGGATTGAAGATGAAGAAACGATTGAAGAATTTGTTGAAGCTATTGAAGAAGAAGTTAGAGACTTGGAGGATGCAGAGACAGTTGAAGAAGAGAGCCAAGACCGAGAAGAAAATATCGATATTGTTGTCGCAGAGAACGAAGATAAAAAAGACAACAAAAAAGCAAAAGAATTAAATATCGTTGCCAGTGTTATACGAGCAGCAAGTAACAGTGTTAGTGGAACAACCGCTGGAAGTTCAGCACAAGCGACAGGAACTTCGTCTTCTTCAGGAGGTTCTTATAGCTCTTCGTCTGGTGTTTCAACAGGTTCTTCTCAAACCAGTGCTGTAGGTTCTTCTGTTTCAGGAGGCACAATCAGTGTTGATAGTTCCCCCAGCATCTCTGCTCAAGTTGCCAGTTCTGCGCAACAAACCCAACAAATATTATCTATGAGCACAACCTCAATTGCTTCTTCTAGCTCTTCTAATACGTCTATGACAAGTTCTTCTGTTTCGTCGAACACAAGTGCTTCTTCGAACTCAAGTTCTACATCATCGTCTTCTACAGGTTCTTCTATCACGACCACAGACATTTCTGTTCAAGCTTCTCCTCAAGTTGCACAAGCAGAGACACAAGTTCAAAATATGCAGGGAGAGATAGAAACAGCCGTTTCTGGCGGAATGAGTGTTAGCGAAGCGGATCAGATAGCCGATCAGATTATTGCTCAAAATATTGAAAACCAACAAGAAAAATTAGAACAAGAACAGTCTGAAACAGGTGAATACGCAGACTCTAGCACATTGGTTGCCTATATGGGGTATGTTCCAGGGTTCAATGCTTATAGTCAAGTAGAAGTCCCACAACCTAGCGTTTGGTATGAGCCTGAGTTAATATATACTAATGTTAATATTCCAGACAACAACTCAGCGTTTAGTGGGTTATATGGGAAAAGTTTAACTGGGATGAACGATATAATAAAAATGCAACCTAACTTATAGAGGAATAATATGGATTGGTTTCAAAATAAAACAACGCAACTAATAGCCCTTGCTGGTATTGTCAGCACATTGGCTGGATTCGGTTATACAGGGGCTACCTACGTCAATAGGATAGAAAATTTAGAGTCTAAAATGACACGATATATAAATGAGATTGACGCACTCGCAGATCAAGTTACAGCATTGGACAAAAATGTAGTTGCAGTTGGCGAACAAATTAAGTCATTAAATGTTGAGACACAAGATTTAAGTCCGATTAAAAACGACATTGTTGCAATGCAAACAAGTATTGCAGGGATTAACTCAAGCATTGATTCTATGTATGATGATGTTCAGAGTTTAAAAAACAAAAACGATAACCCATTGGCGAATTGATATGAGTGACGAAGAACATTACCCAAGCAGTAGATTTGGTGGAGACATGTCTCGCAATGAAGTTGAAATGGACTTATCCAAGTTCATGGAGATGCTTCAAGAGAATGCTTCACTTAAAGATCGAATTAGAGAACTTGAAGATAAGAAAAATGATAACCCTTATCAAAAGTTTATATTTGTAGCACAAGCAATAGACAGTTGGAGAATTATACCTAGAGCTTTTTTGGCGGTGTATATGTACCTACTGTATTTTACAACATTTTGGTTCATGGACTTGCCTGATCCTAGTTTTGAACAGTCAGGTTTGATTTCAATTGTCGTGGGTGCTGGCGCAGCTTGGTTTGGACTCTATACTAACAGCCATAAAAAAACATAATGCCTTTAATTAAAGCACAATTTAACCCTGGGATCAAAAAAGAAGGCACAGCCCTGACTGCTAAAGGTGGTTGGTTCGATGCTAATCTGATTCGTTTCCGTAAGGGATTACCTGAAAAGATAGGTGGATGGACTAAAGACACAAGCAACACTTTTCAATCAACTTGTCGTGCTTTACATTCTTGGGTTGATTTGAACATTACTAAATATTTGGGTCTGGGAACAACATGGAAATATTACATACAGGAAGGTGCTAATTTTAATGACGTTACCCCTATACGAGTTACAACGTCTGCTGGAGATGTGACTTTCTCAGCTACCAATGGTGATGCGACTATCACTGTTGCCGATACTTCCCATGGAGCACAACAAAACGACTTTGTAACTTTTAGTGGTGCTGCTACATTAGGGGGACTTATTACTGCTGCTGTTTTAAACCAAGAATATCAAATAACAACGATTGTTAATGACAATAGTTACACCATTGAAGCAAAAGATACGTCTGGTGATACAGTTACAGCAAATGCAAGTGACTCAGGAAGCGGTGGAGGAAGTACGGTAGGTGCTTATCAAATTAATGTTGGACTCGATGATTATGTTTCTGGTTCAGGTTGGGGAGCGAGTACATGGGGAGACGGTACTTTTGGTTCGGTTAGTGCTTTGTCTGCTAGCAATCAATTAAGGTTGTGGACGCACGATAATTTTGGTGAAGACCTAGTGATGAATGTTCGTGCAGGTGGTATTTACTATTGGGACACCAGCGCTAAAACACTGGGAACAGACAGAGCTGTGGCTTTGAGTGATTTATCAGGGGCTAATGTACCACCGACATTTGGTTTACAGGTTGTAGTTAGTGATATCGATCGGCATGTTTTAGTTTTAGGGGCAGACCCTTTGAATGCTGGAGGTACTGCTCGAACTGGAGCTATCGACCCTATGTTTGTTGCTTGGTGCGATCAAGAAAACATTACTGAGTGGCAACCTAAGTCTATCAACACTGCTGGTTCTGCTCGTTTATCTGCTGGTTCTAGTATTGTTGGAGGAATACGAGCAAGACAAGAGATTTTAGTCTGGACAGACACCTCACTGTATTCTATGAAGTTTATAGGACAGCCTTTTATTTTTAGCACGAATTTAGTGAATGAAGGGGTTGGGTTAATTGGACCGAAAGCTATGGTTAATACTCCAGTCGGTGTGTTCTGGATGGATAAAAAAGGCATATACAATTACGGTGGTCAAGTGAAGCCTATTTCTTGTGACGTACACGATTATGTGTTTGACGATATGAATGAAGGTCAAGCCCATAAGGTTCATGGGTTTCTAAATAAGCGATTTAATGAAGTAGGTTGGTACTACCCTTCAGAGAGCTCCAGTGAGATTGATCGCTATGTTGTGTACAATTATTTAGAAAATGTATGGTCTATCGGTCAAATGAATCGTACAGCATGGCTTGATGAAGGACTAGAAGCATACCCAAGAGCAGCATACACAACCTCTGATGTAGGGTATTTATATCAACAAGAAACAGGAAACGATGACGATGGCTCTCCTATGAGCAATGTATATATAGAGTCAGGCGATTTTGACTTAGGCGAAGCAGGAAACGATATTCAATCGGTTAATGAGATTATACCCGACGTTCAATTTACAGGAACAAATAGCGCATCGTTGATTAACTGTGTGCTAAAAATGAGAAACTATCCTGGAGACAGTTTAACAACGAAATCAACCAGCAATATATCGTCAACGACACAAAAATTAAATGTTCGTGGTCGAGCTAGGCAACTCGTTTTGCGTTTTGAGTCCGACGACGACAATGTAGGTGCGTATACGCTGGGGCTTGGCTTTAGGGTAGGTGCCACTCGTGTTGGGACAAGACAAGATGGACGTAGATAATGGGTAGTTTGTTACAGACAGGATTACCAATGGCTTACGATGAAGTCGACCCAGATACATATAATCGACTGGTCAGGGTTCTAGAGCTTAACCTTTCTGCATTTGATCCAGATACGACCAATTCCGTTTTAGCTAGTAAAAGAGATCAAAATGAATATAATAAGGGGGATATCATTTGGAACTTAACCACGTCTGAGTTGCAGGTTTGGGACGGAACTAAATGGTACACGCTATATAGCACAACATCAAACGGTTTATCGGCTATTGGTGCAATCGGCTCACTAACGGTATCTACTAATGGTGCCACAACTATCAATCTATAGAGGTAATATCATGCCAGGAATGACAGCAAGAAGAAACATGATGAGGGGAGACGATAAAAAGTTCCTTCGTCCAGGAGATGAATCTGTTTATAAAATGGGTTCAAAGAAAAAAGGTAAAAAGAAAAGCAAAAGCAAATACTGATGCCTATTTCGGATAGAGACCTAGACATGATGACTAAGCCTTCGGGGGCAGCTGTACCCGACGTGGTGCGCCAAGAAATCATAGATGATCGTGGACCAGATTTTAGGTTTACTGAAGAAGAACTGCTTTACTCACCAGAAGATATGGAGCCTGTAGACGACCGTGGACCAAACTTTAGGTTTACTGAAGAAGAATTAATGGCTCCTGCTGGTATTAATGGAATGAAAGAAAAGGCTTTTGATGGTATTGAAGGCGCAAAAGAACTAGTAGCCAATATTCGTGCAGGACTACAGGATCCCGCAAGAGCAATGAGCGAAGGCGCAACAGAAGAAGACGTCGCAATGGCAAAAAGCATGACAGATGCTCAGCTACTGGAGTTTGTTACTGAACTAGGTACTCAAGCAGAAGCAGATGGTATGGGAGAAGAAAGCGCTGAAGATAAAGCTATTCGTTTAGTGACAGGTCAAGAAGGCAGAAGTATGTCTGATAGTGATATGGGCTGGAGAGAACGTCTCAATCAACTCGGTGATCCAAAAGACATTAATTTTGCTCCTACAGGACTAAATGATGGTGGTCCAGCAACAAAAATGATAGGGCTTAATAGCCTAAAGATGCTAAAAGACATGGGGTTAGATCCAAGTCAGATGACCACTCGTCAAATTGAGATCGCTTTGGAAATGATTGAAAGAGGTGTTGTTAAACAAACACCTGTGTCGAAGATGAATTATGGTGGTCCAGCTAAACAATATTACAATCATGGTGGTTTAGCCAGTATGGGGCGCATGGAAGATACGCAGTTGGCTCACGTTGCTCCTGGAGAGCGAATTGTACCTGAATGGGTTTTAGGTAATAAAGGTGAAGAAATGCTCGATGCAGCGTTTATTCGTGCGGGCATTGACCCTCTAGACTACACAGTAGGTAGTGGTCAAAACTCAATTAACCCTATGACAGGAATGCCTGAATACACTTCGTTTTTTAAACGACTGTTTAAAAAGGTTAAAAAACTTGCACCAGTAATCGGGACTCTTGTTGGCTTTAGATATGGCGGTGCTAGGGGTGCTGGTATAGGTAAGGCGATCGGTGGAGTTATTAAAACGGGTGATCTAGATTTTGGTAAAGCTCTGAGTGATTTCGGTACTGGCTGGACTTTAGGTAATGTAGCTACAGGGTTTGGCTTACAACAAGGTTCAATATTTAAAAAAGGCAATAGAGGACACACTATCAAACAAGGCGATACAATGCAAAGCATTGCTGACCAGCATGGTGTTACTCGACAAGACATAATTAATGCTAATCCTAATATTGTGGGGAAAGCTGGAAGGGGTGCGATCAGCTTAAACATAGGAGACGAGATAGTAATTCCTGGAGAAGGAATGTGGGGCAATATTGCAACTCCTGGACAAGGAGGTACTGGCGGGTTTATACAGAACATAGGCGCAAGGATGTCTGGCGATAAGGGCATAGACTTAATGGATGAATTTAAAAATCTACCAATGGGTCATAAACTGGCTGTTGGTGCGTTAGGTCTTAATACTTTAGCGCAGACTGGTGCGTTCGATGAAGAAGAAATGGGGCAAACACCCGAATATATCACAGGCGGAATACAAGGGATGGCTGATTATAATGCACAACCACTACGGGTTGCGAACACTTCTCCTTATAAATTCGACCCTTCCATTGGATCGCCTGTTGGTGTGACGCAGTTCAAGCCTATGAAGTCGAGAAACAAATCACTTAGGCAGGTGTTATCAGAATTAAAAGATCAGGACCTCAGAACACCTTTCCCAACTTTTACTTAAATGGCACTCAGACCAATAATCAATAGCCCGTATCTCTCTTACGACCCAGACCCCTACAACATGGGCGGGTTGAACAGCTTAAACACTCCAATGACTGATGTTTCTATCCCAGGAACTAACTTAAATAATATCCCAGCAACTAACTTAAACAATTTTGTTGCTGAACAGGAACAGTACACAGATTCAGGAGACGATCAAACACCGTCTCTTGTTGATGAAGATGACTCTCCTCTTGGCACAGGTGTTGGACCAATGCCTCCTTTGGGTGCTGGCATTGCTGGGCTACACACTCGACAAAGAAGATTTGGCATAGTTCCAGGGCAACAGTACGTTACTAGTGGGGACATGCAAGTTACTAAAGCCCAAAGAAGAGACGCGAGAACGCTTAAACGAGAAGCTGGGCTTAGTGGTGGTGATGTTTTTATAGGCTCAGGCGGAACTGTGTGGAAAGTTAATGACAGCGGTATGGGTGTCACTGCTCTTGGTACTTATGGTGAAGGAGAGAATCAAGTTATTTGGGAAGAAGGGGATAGAGTTTACGATGCAGAAGCAGGCGCTTTTAGAATTTACTCTCCAGGAGAAAATGACTCGGGACCTATCTGGACTTGGGAAACAGAACAGGAAGACGAAGGAACATCGATTCCAATCGGCTCTATAATAGACATTATTACAACCCCTACACCGACTCCTACACCAACCCCTACGCCTACACCGACTCCTACACCAACTCCTACAC